ATTTACCAGTTACAACTTACTATGCAGACCTTACCGATATTGGCAGCATTAACCATGTACTACGCACTGTTATGCCTGATGAGATTTATAACTTAGCGGCCCAAAGCCATGTGCGGATTAGTTATGATGTGCCAATGTTTACGGCAGCGGTCAACGGGATTGGCGTATTAAACCTTTTAGAATCTTACCGGCATATTTGCCCCGCTGCAAAATTTTACCAGGCCAGTAGTTCTGAAATGTTTGGTACCTCAGTAGATACCGATGGATACCAAAGGGAAACAACACCGCTAAACCCAGTAAGCCCGTATGGGTGCGCAAAGGTATTCGGGTATAACATTTGTCGAAATTACCGCCGGGCTTATGGACTGCATATTACCAACGGCATTTTGTTTAACCATGAAAGCCCCCGCCGGGGCAGCAATTTTGTAACCAATAAGGTTGTAAAGGCAGCGGTTAGAATTAAGTTAGGGCTGCAGCAAACTTTAGAACTTGGTAACATGAACTCATACCGGGATTGGGGCCATAGCAAAGATTATGTAAGGGCTATGCACCTAATGATGCAACAGGATCCGGGGGATTGGGTGGTGGCAACAGGTATAACACATAGCGTGCAGGAAATGGTAGATTATGTTTATGGTAAATTAGATTTGCCGCATGACAGCCTTAAAACAGATGATAAGTTTAAGCGGCCTCAAGAGTTGGATTACCTGCGTGGGGATAGCAGTAAGATACGGGCATTGGGCTGGGTTCCGGAATATACTTTTGAAACCATGTTGGATGAAATGATTGAGTACTGGATGAAATATTATAAAGCAATATGAAAGTTTGTTACACCGCTTTATTTTCCAATTACGAAGAACTAAAAGAGCCATCTATAATTAGCGAAGGGTGGCGTTATGTTTGTTTTACCGATCAGCCGTTAAAATCTGATGTTTGGGAAATAGTACCGATGGATGTTATTGATACACCGCAACGGACGGCCCGTTGGGTAAAAATAATGGGCTGGATTGACTGGCAATACAGCATGTGGGTTGATGCAAGCTTTCAGATAAATAAATGTTTAAACGAATGGTGGCAGCAAAGGTTTATTGCCCCGTTTAGTTGTGCAAAGCATCCGTTAAGGACAGATATTTACCATGAGGTAAGATCTGCATTGTTAATGGCCGGGCAGATAACGGTAAAGTTTTAGCGCAGGAAGCTAAATATAAAATGCTTAACTTCCCACAATACCAGGGAATAATTACGAGCGGGATTATGCTACGTGAAAACACCCCGGATTGCATTAAATTACATGAGGCTTGGTGGAAGGAACTTAGTGAACAATCGGTAAGGGATCAGCTTTCATTTGCTTTTGTATCTTTGGGTATTGAATGGATAAATACTTACCATTGGGATTACAGTCAATCAAAGGAATTTAAGTACATCATACATAAACATTTAAGGCATTGAAAACACACACCGAATTATTAAACTATTTAGCAACAAAGCATAACCTTAAATCTTATTTGGAAATTGGGGTGCAGAACCCTGCGAATAATTTTGATAAGATTGTTTGTGTAAATAAGTTAGGGGTTGACCCTGAATTGGACACCACGGATATAATATTTGGGGATACTTCCGATTATTTTTTCTTTGGCAATAAAAATACCTTCGACCTCATCTTCATTGACGGCCTCCACCATGCAGACCAGGTTAAACGGGATTTTGAAAACAGTTTACGTTGCCTTAATGCAGGCGGTTACATTGTGATACATGATACACTACCAGAGAATGAAGCCGGTACTATTGTTCCACGGGAAACAAGGCAATGGTGGGGAGATGTTTATAAATTTGCAATGGAATTAAGATCATACAAATTTATCCAATATTTCACTGTTAAAATGGATAACGGATGTACAGTAGTTTGGAAAGATGATACACAAGCAATGTCAATAAAATATAATGGCACTATTGATTGGCCTTACTACGGTGAGTATAAAAACAATATGCTACATTTAATTCAACCCTCAGAGATTGGAAATTACTTTTGATACCAATGGGAACGATAAGCAAAAGAAAGCCGCCGCCGCATGGCTGGATGACTCCGTTAATGATATTGTTTACGGTGGTTCCAAGGGGAGCGGGAAATCATTTTTAGGTGCAGCTTTAATATTTGGGGACGCCTTTATTTACCCAGGTACATTTTATTTTATTGCACGTAAATCACTTAATGACCTTCGCAAATTTACAATACCTACAATTCAGAAAGTATTTAAGCAATGGGGTGTAACCCAGGAATATTGGAGTTTTAACGGACAAGATAATTTCTTCAAACTGCATAACGGATCTCAGGTATTTTTATTTGAAGCATCTTACATGCCGTCCGATGAACTTTATGAAAGGTTCGGTTCCCGTGAAATGACAAGGGGATGGATAGAAGAAGCCGGGGAGGTTGATGAGGCTGCAAAAAATAACCTTGCCGCATCCTTAGGCCGGATGAAAAATGATGAGTACAATCTTGTGCCTAAACTTTTACAAACATGCAACCCGTCAAAAAATTATCTTTACCGAGATTATTATTTAAAGAATGATCTTGGCAGGTTGGAGCCGCATAAAAGATTTATTCAGGCACTGCCAACAGATAATAAAATGTTGCCAAAAGATTATTTAGAAAATCTATCACGGGTATTAAGCCCATCACAAAAGGAACGGTTGCTGCATGGCAATTGGCGTTATGATGATGATCCGGCCACGCTAATTGAATATGATAGAATAATAGATATTTTCACAAACACACATGTTGAATCGGGCCGCAAATGTATATCTGTTGACGTTGCACGGCTTGGTGGTGATAGAATTGTCATCATCGAATGGGACGGGTGGCGTGGGAAAGTAAAGGCGTATAAAAAACAAACATTGGATGTTACTGGAGCCTTAATTGAAGATGCAAGGTACCGAATGCAGATAGGCCATAGTGATGTTATTGTGGATGAAGATGGCATGGGTGGTGGTGTTGTTGACTTCTTAAAGTTCAAAGGATTTGTAAATAATAGCCGTGCAATTCCCTCCCCAAATGGGCCACGGGATGTTAAAGGAAATTTGATTGCTGAGAACTTCGATAACTTAAAATCTCAATGTTATTTCAGATTAGCTGAAAGAATTAACAAAAACAATTTATATTTGGAGTGTCAAACCGATGAGGTGAAGCAATTAATCATTGAAGAACTGGAGCAGGTTAAGCAAAAATCATTGGACAGTGATATGAAAAAAGGCGTGGTACCAAAGGATAAAATTAAAGAAGTTTTAGGACGCTCGCCTGACTTTGCAGACACTTTAATGATGAGGGAATATTTTGAATTAAAGCCCACTGTAGGGTTTCGGGCAGCACAATATTAAATTTATACCATGTTTGGAATCAACAAACTCGTAAAGCAAAATGCAGCTTTAGTCGAAACCGTAAAAGGCCTGCAAACATCAAATAATAATGCAATACTATCAAACATAAGTGCCGTAGTTTTTCCTACTTGGGGAGTTTTTAAAGAAGTTCAATCCTATCAGTTATTCGATGACGTTTATTCTGTTGTGTCCAGATTGGCCACATCATCTGCACAAATACATTTAGAGGGTTATAACGAAAAAACAGACACAGAACTACCCGAAACCGATAATATGCAGGTGTATTTAAAAACGCTTACTTTGGAGCAACGTGAGATTTTGTACACCTATTTGTATTTATGTGGCGAGTTGTTTATGTACAAAGAAAGAATATCACTTGGGCCAAATAAAGGAAAATTGACTACACATTTTTTGCACCCTAATTTTGTTTCATTAATTATCTCAAAAGAATTTCCGCAAAAGGTTATTGGCATAAAATACCAGGACACGATGTTTAATTTTACCTTACCTATTGAGGAGGTTATTTTTATAAAATATTTTAATCCATCTGTTATTTACACTGACCGTTGGCGTGGCATGAGTCCGCTAAAATCATTGGCACAAAGATTAACCAGGCTACAGGCAAATATTTCAGGAACGGTATCACAGTTGCAGAACGGGGGTGTACCTTCTATTGTTTATGATAAAACCCCAGGCATTGATAGTGATCGTATGGGAGGCGGCGCAGCAGCTAATAATGAGGTAACGGTAATGGGGCAACATAAAGATAATTTTGCCCGTTTTCTTCGTAACCCAGATAATAAAGGCGCACCATATTTCTCAGCCGGTGAAATGGGTGTTATTCAATTAGGTCTTTCAAATGTTGATTTAGATGCGCTGGCAATGGCTGATGTTGACTTTGATAAAATATGTAATGCTTATAGTGTTTCTTCAACGTTGTTTAACAACAAACACGCATCCACAGAAAGCAATGTTAAGGAAATGCGGAAGGATATGTACACCAACGCAATCATACCAAATATAATGAGGGTATGCGATGGGATAAAAGTAAATACCGTTGATGTGTTTGGGCCTGATAAATGTATAAAACCTGAACTGTCCGAGATACCGGAACTGCAACAGGATATGCAGGCTAAGGCTACAGCTTGGGCAGCGTTACCATCATTTGTTCCAAATGAATTACGCCGGGCCTTTGATTTAGAAGATAGCACAGATCCAAACGCAAATGAATTATTTATAAAAACCGGTTATACAATGCTGGCCGATGCCGGTATTAGTGTTGACCCGGTACAAAATACAGCCAATGATTATGGAAATAGCGGACAAGGTACTGCGGACAATGGAAAAGGTAATTAGTAATGAAATACCTGTTGAAAGCTGCCATGAAAAAGAGCAGGTGGCTAAACTTAAACGGGAACGTGTAAGGAAAGTTGTGTTTGAAAATTTAAGGGATAAGACAAAGCCGTTCAACCCGGTTAGCGAAATGAAATGACAATCAAAGAACAAAACGAGTATTGGTTAAAGTTCCACCGGTTCCAACAGCGGTATGAAAAAAAATATATTGCATT